CTCCAAATGGTCATTGTAATGGTCAAACGTTTGGAAAACCACTTGGAGTCGCTTATTATATTAATCTGGGAGCAGCTATCTGTCTCAGCGCAGGCAATTTTGGCGGTTCACCTGTTTTATATTGTAGGAAAGTATATGATCCTTTAATATATAATGGGATTCAAGGCTCGCCACCATCTTATAAATCATCAGCGCAGTACAATGGTATGAGTTTATGTGGTGGCGGCGCTTCATCGAATCCTCAAGGAAAAAATGGTGCAAGAGGATTTTTACACGCTTGTGCACCAACAACGGGAAGATGTTGGCCAAACGGCAGAGCTTGGAGAGCTAGAAGTATATATTACCAAAGTGACTCTTGTTATTCATATGGTCCAAATCGAGCAAATCCAAGTGCCCCTATAAACACCTGCGGCCGAGTATCATGCGCATGCTATGGCAAATCTGCTAGTTATAATTATGCAGCTACACCAGGACGCTTTGGTGGTGGAGGCGGTGGCAGCCTAGTAGTAGTATCTGGAGGCTGTTTTAATCCTGGAACCACAACTCTAACATACGCATCTGGTGGTGGAGGAGGAATAAGTATTTACGGAGAAAAACCTTGTACTCAAGGTGCAGCTGGAACTGGAAATTGTGGCGGTTCTGGTGCATGGGCAGGAGCATATGGTTGCAAAGGTAGTGCCGGAGGAGGTGCCGGTGGTACTGGAGGTAACGGAGGATCTTATGGAGCCGGTGGTGGTGGAGGAGGATATCATTTTTATAGTTACTATTGCAGTTACAATCATTACGTCACTACAACAGCCCAATCTGTTGGAGCTGGAGGTAATCCAGCAGGCGGATTTGTGCGAATAGTTTGGCCAGGATGTTCTAGAAAATGGCCTTCTACAAAAGTTTGTGCATCTTATCCTTAATTTTTAATATATATTACTATGTCATACGCAGAATTACACAAAAATACCAATATGGATGGATTTATTATTTTGGCTAATGGAGAGCCAGCTACACATCCAATATTATATCAAAACTTTGTAGAATGTTTTCCTCATATTGATGTTAATAATTTACCTGAAAATGTAGGTTATTTTAAACATTTTCCACCCAATTTTACAGTCAATTTTAATCAAATAACAAGTTATACTTATGCGTTTGATTCTGCTAATAATTATTGGTATCACAATTGGTCTGTAAGAGATATGACAGATGATGAACATGCTGAAAAATTAAAAATAAAATATACTTTAAAATTAAATCATCATAAAAATAAACTTCATGAGGCTAATAACCATATTGCAAATACTGACCCTTATTATCTTGAAAATCGTATAGAAGTATATACAAAACATAAAAATAGAATTATTAAATTTAATCACAAACTTGAAAAACTTTTAAACAATACACAGATAAGTAATACTGAATTTTGTAAAATTGATTTTGATAATTTACCTTGGCCATTTGATCCAGTATTTCACCCCAATTACGGTTATATAGAAACAGGACATTGGAAATATCAATACAGTATAGCTGGAAATGGACACGATCAACCATTATGGGTTACTCCACCAGAACACCCCACTTCACCGTTTACTCCACAAATTGTCAGAACTGCCGCAAATACTGCTTAGTTAGCAATCCTCCTATTAGATAAATAGGTAGATAATAGGAGACATTGGATGGCAACCATAACTAACAGAAATGATTTTAAAGCTTTCTGTACCGACAACAAGTATTGTAGATGGTATTTTAATATCATAGACAAGGCTTTGGCTCGTGGTTGGACCAAAAAAACATCTCCAGTCTATGTGGAATCTCACCACATTATTCCCCAAAGTATATTAAAGAACAACGATACTGTCATATTGACGGCTCGGGAACATTTTATTTGCCATTTGTTGTTGCCTAAGTTTATTTCTGGTGAATACAAGTATAAAATGTTATATGCAGCAATGAGTATGAAAATGAAAGGTAAAAGAACTGAACATAGATACATTAATTCAAGGCTGTATGATGTAGTAAGAAAAAATTATAGTAATTACAAAAAGAAACAATGGTTAGATGAATCGTATAGAAAACATATAACCAGAAAAGTTAAAGAAAACCATGCAGACCAAACTGGTGAAAAGAATCCAATGTATGGTAGAGTTGGTGAGTTGTCACCACATTATGGTAAAGAAAAAACTTCGGAACATAAATTAAAAATTAAACAAGCTTTGACTGGTATGAAATACACCAAAGAAAGATGTGAAAATATGTCTAAGAATTGTCCAAAGAATTCATTGGGTAAAAAATGGTACCATGATCCTGTTAACAGAATAGAAAAATATTTTATTCAAGGCCAACAACCAGAAAATTTTATGTTAGGTAGACTATAATGGCAGCAACACCAATAACAAACAGAAACGATTTTAAACAATATTGTCTCCGTAGATTAGGATTCCCGGTAATCGAGATAAATTGCGATGACGATCAAGTGGAAGATAGAATAAATGATGCGTTGCAATATTTTGCTGATTATCATTTTGATGGCACACAAAAGATATACTATGTCCATGCCGTTACTGGTTCCGAAATTGTTTCTGACATAGATATTTCTGGTTTATATCAAGGCACAGCCGCTAACAATATTCTCGTTGGTGCCACATCAGGTTCAATGGCTAACTTAAGAACTGGTGTTTTTGGTGGCACTAACAATACAACCATCTATGTCTCAGGCAATCAAGCCTTCTCTAATGGCGAATCTATTCTTTACTATGATAAAAATACTGGTCTAACACCAACAGGTGCCAATGTTGTTTCATATTTTATGGGTGACGTTGATAAGAAATACCTAGACTTATCCAACACAGTAGACCAACAAGGTAATCCAATGGAAATCATTGGTGTTCCTAGAATTTTTCCTGTTACCGATTCGCAAGCCACGGTCAATATGTTTGACCTGAGATACCAACTCCGTTTGAATGAGTTGTATGACTTCACCTCAGCATCCTATATCAATTACACATTGACACAACAACATCTACGTTCATTAGAATTGATGTTCACTGGTGAAGTTCCAATACGTTTCCAAAGACATATGCAAAGACTCTACATTGATTGGGCTTGGGGTTACTCAGAAGCACCAGTAGGATCCGTGGTTGTTGCTGAGTGTTATGCCAATATTAATCCTGATGTATATAATATGGTATGGAATGACCGTTGGTTGAAAGAGTATGCCACGGCTTTAATCAAACGTTCATGGGGATCCAACCTCAAGAAGTTTAACAACCTACAATTGCCAGGTGGTGTGACACTTAATGGTGATACTATTTTTAATGAAGCCGCAGAAGAAATTAAAGCGTTACATGCCGAGATGGAAACACAATACGGTGCGCCGCTAGAATTCTTCCTAAATTAATATGGCAACTTCACAATATTTTTCACTCTACAGCAACAAAGGTGAGCAAAGACTCATTGAAGATTTGATTGTAGAGTCCATCAAAATCATGGGTACAGATGTTTTTTATCTGCCCAATGATAATGATGCGGCTCGTGATTTGCTTTACGGTGAAGATCCAGTCAAGAAATTTGAATCAGCATTTCCAATTGAAATCTATCCAACAAATGTTACCGAATACGGTGGAGAAAAAGAATTCTTCTCTAAGTTTGGATTGGAAATCAAGAACCAAATGTCTGTCATTATGTCTAAGAGGTCTTTCTCACAAAGAGTACCACAGAACACATATGTAAGACCAAGAGAAGGTGACTTGTTGTACATTCCATTTTTGAATGGTACTGGTGAATTGTATGAGATTAAATTCACTAATCAAACTAAGGACTTCTTTATGTTAGGCCGTCAAGTACCATATTTCTACGAATTGGAACTTGAGAAATTCCGTTACTCACAAGAAGCTATTCAAACTGGTAACGATGATATTGATTCTGTTGTTACTGATTCAGCATACACTATTAATCTTTATATGAGTGGTAATAATAATATTGACTATATTTTTAAAGAAGTTGTATTTCAAACACCAGATTATACACAAGCCAATGCAACTGCTGTGGCTCTAGTTCAAACATGGACACCAAGTTTAGGTTTGTTAACAGTCACCAATATTGCTGGTGAATTTAATTTGAATCAACTGATTGTTGGCGCTTCAAGTAATGCACAATCTACTTTAGTATCATTTGATCCATTAGAAGAACCAGCAAGAAAAGAAGTGTATGATAACCAGTATATAAGTATACAAGGTGGCGATATCACAAACACCTCAGAAATTAATCCGTTTGGAAAATTATAATGGCAGCTAATGTTTTTTACAATCGAGTAATGAGAAAGATTGTGGTAGGTTTTGGTAACCTATTCGACAATCTAACTCTTGTTCGTTATAATCCAGATAATTCTGAAGCAGAAAGATTTATTGTTCCTATTGCTTATGCAGCCAAAGAGTTGTATGTTCAAAGGTTACAAGGTGATCCAAACTTAGACAAAAAAGTACAGATGACTTTGCCTAGGTTATCATATGAAATGATGGGTATTAAGTATGATGTATCCAGAAAACAAAATACAAACATCAGAAACTTTGCTTCAACAACCAATGCTGGTGTTGTAGGTCAATACAATCCAGTTCCATACGATTATGATTTCAATTTGTATTTGTATGTTCGTAATATTGAAGATGGTACACAACTCATAGAGCACATATTATCATACTTCACACCAGATTATACAATCAAACTGAATTTAATTCCTGAAATGGGAATTGTTAAAGAAATACCTGTTGTATTGAATACGGCTACACACGAAACTGAATATGAAGGTGATAGAGATTCAGATACAAGAACAATCATTTGGACTTTAAATTTTACGGCCAAAGGATTCATTTATGGTCCTGTATCCGATTCAGCAATCATCAAAGCATCTATTACAAATATCTATAATGAAATTGGTTCAGATGATGTAGTTGAATTTACAATTAATCCATCAAGCGGTATTGGTGAATATCAGGTTGGAGAAATTGTATATCAAGGATATTCTAAAAGCACTGCCACAGCAACTGCTAAAGTATCTGTTTGGTCCAATGACATATTACAATTAACAAACATTAGTGGCAACTTTGTATCATCACAATCAATTCGTGGTGAAACTACAAATGCCAATTACACCTTTACATCATACAACTTGACACCACAGAAATTTGTTACTATCACTTCAGTACCCAATCCATTGAGTGCGAATGCTACAAGTAACTATATAGCAAATACAACCATTCAGGAGTTTAATTAAATGGCTTTAATAATCAACGGCGGTACAACATTCACAGGCGGCATTACTCTCAGGTCACAAGTAGTCGATCCTTATGCTCCTACAGTTTCATCTGATGCACCTTTTGCTGGCCTGCAAAGTTATTACTTTGAAGGTACACAAAGTCGTTTACATTATGACGCTTCTCACTTATCATTAGGAACAGATTGGACAATTGAATGGTTCCAAAAAGAAACTATTCCAAATAATTTCCCAAGGCCTTTCTGTGTTGGTGATAATTTAATGGGTGTTAGTATGGAAGGTGGAGAACCAGGAACATTCTATATTGAAGAAAATACTCATTACCATAACATCTATTCTGTAACTAGAAGGGGTGCTTGGCACCATTTTGCCATCTCTTGTGTGAGTGGTACAGTTACTGTTTACCAAGATGGTGTTCATCAAGGAAGTACTTTCTCATTTACTGGAGTTGATACAACCGGCCAAACTTTATTCCTTGCAGGTAAAGCCGGCGCATTAACAACAGAATATTTTGGTGGTTACTTAACAGATATGCGTTGGACAGTTGGTGTTGGTGTTTATACAGGTGACTTCACAGTACCTTCTACACCATTACAGTTAACACAATCTTCTGGAACAAATATTCAAGCAATTACATCAGGCCAAGTTAAATTCTTCTTGGAACCTGGCCGTGATTACTTAGCATAATATAAAGATTTATTATGAATAACTTTGACAAGAACATGGAGCAAATCTTTGATGTGACTCCTACTGAGCCTAAGAAGGCACAGCCGATTGTTACGACACATTACAATCCACCAAGCGATGACAAACAAGACTTGGTGGATGCGTATCAACAATCCAAAGAAAACATCCAAGAAATTATTGATTCAGGCAAAGATGCCATGGAAGAAATACTCCAGATTGCCAAAGCAGGTCAACACCCAAGAGCCTTTGAAGTCTATGCCACACTTCTAAAGAACATGACAGAAGCCAATGATAGACTTCTAAAGATTCAAAAAGAGATGCGTGAGATTGAAGGCAGAAAGAAAGATTCTGGTACCACAATTGATAAGGCTATATTCGTAGGATCAACATCCGAATTGAGTAAATTTCTAAAAGGTAACAATGGCAGTTAGTACAAAAGATTCCTATCGTGATAATCCGCTACTGAAACGTGCGGGTGTTGAAGTAAGTTATTCACAAGAACAGATTGAGGAGTATATCAAATGCTCTCAAGATGCCATTTACTTTGCCATGAAATATATGAAGATTGTTAACGTTGATGAAGGTTTAATGCCTTTTAAGATGTGGCCATTTCAACAGGAGATGTTACAACTTTTCCAAAACAATCGTTTCGTTATCACTAAATGTCCTCGTCAGGTGGGTAAAACCACTACCACCGTGGCATACCTTCTACACGCAACCATATTTACAGAGTCACAGAACGTAGCCATTTTGGCCAACAAAGGTTCTTTGGCTCGTGACATTCTAGCTAAGTATCAACTGGCCTATGAAAATTTACCACAATGGTTGCAACAAGGTGTAATCACTTGGAACAAGGGTAATGTGGAACTAGAGAATGGTTCTAAACTGATTGCTGCATCCACATCCAGTTCTGCTGTTCGTGGAGGATCATTCAACATTGTATTCTTGGACGAATTCGCTTTCGTTCCAGCCAATATGGCACATGAGTTCTTTAACTCTGTCTATCCTGTTATCTCATCTGGTAAAACCACAAAGATTATTATCGTATCAACACCAAACGGAATGAATCTATTCTACAAGTTGTGGTCTGATGCAGTCAATAAGAAGTCCGATTATATACCATTCGAGATTCACTGGTCTATGATACCAGGTCGTGATGAGGCATGGAAAGAACAGACGATTAGGAATACCTCATTGAGGCAATTCCAACAAGAGTTTGAAACCATGTTCTTAGGTTCATCAAACACACTCATTTCTGGTATCAAATTACAGAGTTTGGTGTACCGAGAACCTATTGCCAACCACGATTTACTTAAAATCTATGAATATCCAGTCAAAGAAGATGGTGAAAAGAACCTCAAAGACCATCTTTATGCCATTGCCGTTGATGTATCTGAAGGTAAAAACTTAGACTCATCAGCTTTTACTGTGTTTGATATATCGGAAACGCCATACAGACAAGTTGCGGTGTATAAGAGTTCGTCTATTTCACCAATTCTTTTCCCAACAGTCATCTATAATGCTGCCAGATACTACAATGATGCCTATGTTTTAGTGGAAATCAATAATAATCCTGAAGTGGCAATGACATTACATGCTGACCTAGAGTATGAAAACTTACTTAAAGTGTTTACTGGTAACAAAAAAGCACAACAACTCTCTGCTGGTTTCCAACGTGGAACACAGATGGGTCTTAAAATGTCACCAGCAACCAAGAGAATTGGTTGTTCTAACCTAAAAACATTGATTGAAACAGACAAACTAGAAATCTGTGACTTTGATACCTATTCAGAATTGACCACCTTTGTGGCCGATAAGACATCTTTTGCTGCGGAAGAAGGTGCTAATGATGATATTGTAATGACTTTAGTGTTGTTTGCTTGGGCAGCAACACAAAAGTACTTTAGAGAAATCGTCAATCACGATTTGAGAAAACAATTACAGTTACAAACCATGAACCAAGAGGATGATGAGACTTTACCATCAATGATTATTGAAGACGGACTTGAGAGGCCTCTAATGATTGAAGGTGGTGACGTATGGGAAATGGCTGGTTCTGAAGATGTTTACTCAGGATATTTCAGAAGTATACACAAGTAATGTAAAAACCGTGAATCATAAATATCCTCATGGTATAACCTGCCAAAACACATAATAATTCAAGGAGAATAAAATGGCATTTCAAATCTCTCCAGGCGTAAATGTATCTGAAGTAGACTTAACGACAGTCGTACCTTCGGTTCTAACGACTGCTGGTGCTCTTGCTGGAACATTCGTTTGGGGTCCAGCAGACAAATTAATCTTAGTAGACAGTGAAATTACTCTAGCAAAAAGATTCGGTCAACCAGATAACAATTCTGCAGTTTCTTTCTTTACTGCTGCTAACTTTCTTTCTTATGGCAACAATTTAACTATTGTACGTGCTGTTGGTGCTAATTCTTATAACGCTCAAGCCAATACAACTGGTGCAAATACACAGATATCAAACGCTGATATATTTCAAGCAACTCTGTTACATTCTGATAATTTGGATCAGTTTGGTGCTTTTGTAGCAAGATATCCAGGTCAAATAGGTAATTCTATTACTGTTTCTGTTTGTGCTAACACAGCAGCCTTCAGTACATGGACATATAAAGGATACTTTACAAGTGCTCCAGGAACTTCTACATACGCATCTAATGCTGGTGGACGAGATGATGAGATGCACGTTATTGTTGTTGATACTGGTGGTTTATTCACTGGTACACAAGGTACAATTTTGGAAACATATCCATTCGTATCTAAAGCTGTTGATGCAACAGAAAATGGTGCAACAAATTATTATCAACAAGTAATTTACAATAACTCTAATTACATTTATGCTACTGGTCCTGTAGACTATGCAAATACAAATGTAACTTGGGGTAGTACAGCAGCAAATACAACATTCTATAAACCAACAAATAAAACTTTGTCGTTAAGCAAAGGTACTAATGAAGTTCCAAATGATGGCCAAGTACAAATAGCTTATGGTTTGTTTGCTAACAAAGAACAGATTGATGTTTCATTGGTATTGACTGGTGATGCAAGTACTGTAACACAACAATACGTTATTGACGATGTTGTTACACCACGAACAGATTGTGTGGCAGTTATTTCTCCACCTTATTCTGCTGTTGTTAATCAAGCCGGTTCAGAAACAACAAACATTCAAACATGGTTGACAACTCTGGCTCGTTCTTCTTCATACGTTATTGCTGACTCTGGTTGGAAATATCAATATGACAAGTACAACAACACATATCGTTGGATTCCATTGAATGGTGACGTTGCTGGTCTATGTGTATACACAGATACAGTTAAAGATCCATGGTTCTCACCAGCTGGTTTCAACCGTGGCGCTATCAAGAATGCTGTTAAATTGGCATGGAATCCATCTAAAACATATCGTGACGTATTGTATGCTGCTGGTGTAAATCCAGTCGTGTCTTTCCCTGGTCAAGGTATCGTTTTGTTTGGCGATAAGACATTACAATCTAAACCATCTGCTTTCGACCGTATCAATGTACGCAGATTGTTCATTACACTTGAGAAGACTATCGGTACTGCCGCTAAGTATTCATTGTTTGAATTGAACGATGAGTTTACTCGTGCTCAGTTTGTTAACTTGGTAACTCCATTCTTGAGAGATGTTCAAGGACGCCGTGGTATTACAGACTTTAAAGTGGTTTGTGACACAACAAACAATACTCCACAAGTTATTGATACCAACGGATTTGTTGGCGATATCTACATTAAGCCTGCTCGTTCTATTAACTTCATTCAATTGAACTTTGTTGCTGTTGGAACTGGTGTTGACTTTACTACAATCGTTAACGCAGCTTAATAAATAGCTAATAATAGGAGAATAAAATGGCATTTAATGTACAAGAGTTTAGAGCCGCACTGACAGGGGACGGTGCCCGTCCCAATCTGTTCTCGGTTACGCTGGGTTTTCCAGTTAACGTATTGAATGGAACTGCATCTGCTCAAAAAACCACATTCATGGCAAAAGCAGCACAGTTGCCAGGTTCATCCGTGAATTCAATTACTGTTCCTTATTGGGGTCGTGAATTGAAATTTGTTGGTAACAGAACATTTACTGACTGGACATTAACAATTATCAACGATGAAGACTTTACTATTCGTAACAGTTTTGAAAACTGGATGAATAAATTGAACAGTCACGCTGGTAACGTTAGAGATGCAACAGCAGTTAACGCTAAAGGTTATTCTGTTGATGCTACAGTTACACAATACGGCAAAGCTGGTGATGCAATTAAGACATATAATTTTGTTGGTTTATTTCCAGTAGACTTGGCCGCAATTGATTTAAATTGGGGTTCAAACGATGAGATTGAAGAATATGCGGTAACATTCGCATTTCAATACTGGGAAGCAAGCACAACTTCCTAATTTATTATTTTATGTAGAGGAGCTTTGGCTCCTCTTTTATGGTTACTTGAACTGGATTTTTAAAAAATATGGCAGCTATTAATAAGTTTTCTCTTTTCGGTTTTTCTATCTCTCGTGATAAAAACGAGGCAGAACAGGCCGTACAACAATCGTTTTCGCCTCCAACGAATGACGATGGTGCTCTGACGATAACTTCGGCAGCCTATTATGGTACATATGTTGACTTAGATGGTACAGCAAAGAATGAGGTTGAATTAATCTCCCGTTATCGTGAGATGGCAATGCAACCAGAAATCGAATCGGCAATTGATGATATCGTTAACGAAGCCATTTGTCAAGATGACGATGGTAAAATTATTGATATCGTATTGGATAATCTAAATGAATCTGAAAAGATTAAGAAAGCCATTCGAGCAGAGTTTCAAACCATTCTAAAGTTGTTGAACTATAACAACATGGCACAAGATATCTTCCGTAGATACTATATTGACGGCAAGATGTACTACCATATCATTATTGATAAAGAAAATCCAACTCAAGGTATCAAAGAACTTAGATACATTGATCCACGCAAACTTCGTAAAGTTCGTGAGATTAAAAAGAAAAAAGATGAACGCACTGGCGTTGATGTTATGGATGTGATTAATGAATACTATATTTACAATGATAAAGTCACTACTGGTGCTTCTAGCAATTTTGGTCCTGTTGGTGTTCGTATCACTACTGATTCCATTATTTCAGTTGTTTCCGGGCTTATGGATTCTCGCAGAGCAGTGGTCTTATCGTATTTACACAAAGCTATAAAGCCATTGAATCAATTGCGTATGATTGAAGATGCGACAGTTATCTATCGTATCTCAAGAGCACCAGAACGTAGGATATTTTACATTGACGTAGGTAATTTGCCTAAACTAAAAGCTGAACAATATCTTCGTGACATCATGGTCAAGTACAAGAACAAGTTGGTCTATGATGCCAACACAGGTGAGGTCAGAGATGACCGTAAGTTCTTGTCTATGATGGAAGACTTCTGGTTGCCACGCCGTGAAGGTGGTAAAGGTACAGAAATTACAACATTACCTGGTGGTCAAAACTTAGGTGAGTTGGAAGACGTTAAGTACTTTGAACGTAAACTATACAAGTCATTGAGTGTACCAATCTCTCGTTTGGAACCTAATCAAGGTTTCTCTTTAGGTAGAGTATCTGAAGTTACCCGTGACGAATTAAAATTTAGTAAGTTTGTAGACAGACTCCGTAATAAATTTGCAGATGTATTTGACCAAGCCTTGAGAGCACAATGTGTACTCAAAGGTATTTGTACTGCTGAAGAATGGGAACTGTTCAAAGAACACATTTATTACAACTTCATCAAAGACAATAACTTCACAGAGTTAAAAGATGCTGAGTTGATGAGAGAAAGATTGTCTTTGTTAGGTGAAATTGATGCTTATACTGGACGTTATTTCTCACAAAAATGGATTCAAAAGAATGTATTGCGTCTTGATGACAATAGTATTGCTGAGATGCAAAAACAAATTGATAAAGAAAAACAAGAAGGACTTGGTTTACCAGTTGAAATTATGAATAATGTTGCTGGTCAAGTGATGGCATCCGATATACCACAACAACCACAACATCCAGATGATGTAGAAGCAGATCAAGCGGCAGCAGACCAAGAAGCTAAGACAACTGCTGCGGCCGCCAAAGCCAAAACCAAGTCTGAAGAAACGACTTTTGGTAAGCTTAAAAGAATATTATAAATAGGATTCATTAAGGAGAATAACATGGACACAAGAGCAATTATAGATTATGCAATGAATGACGATGCCAAGGCAATGCGTGATGCCTTGTATGCCTCTATCCACGACAGAGTTAATGCACATATTCAAGCACACAAACAAAATGTAGCACAGAGTCTTTTCCCTGAAGAACATGATGAAGAAGAAGTAGAAGTAGAAATGTCCGAATCGGTTGAAGAATTAACTGAAGGTAAGATGGACAAAATGAGTCTTTCTTCTCTATGGCATAAACACGCACAACACTCATATAGTGCTGACCAAGGATATGGTGGCGGTATGGGTGGTCATCACAGTCATCATGCAGCTACTGCTATCGAGAACCATGTTCGTAAACATCACGGTAATAAAGTAGCCGATGATATGTTGAATCATTCAGATCACCATATTGCACACGCAGAATACGCTGGTCCTGATGAATCAGAACACCATGAAAAAGAAGCAGCTAAACTAAGAGCTAAACATGGTATTAAAGGTGATTTATACGGACACAAGGAATAATAAATGGCTAACGCTTTTACATATCAAGTCATAAAAGACACCACAGAGAAAGCAGTTATTAAATTAACTGGTAAGTTTGATGGTTCTGGTCAAGAAGACAATCCACACCGTATTCAAGCAAATACTTTGTACGGTGCTTTGGACGCCAATGGTGTTCCATTATACACAGCAGCCAGTTTGAGTAATACTGCTTTAGACTACTATGGTTTATCCATTTTTAGAGTATGGTACGACTGTGTTAATCCAACTTCTGCTGATGTAGACATTTATTGGAACGCAAACCCAACTGAAACTGCTTTGCTAGTTTCTGGTACTTACGAATACGATGGTGCAGCAAATTGGGTAACAATACCTAATTCAGCAAAAGCCAACAATATGGTTACCTCATGTAACGGTGACATTGGTATTCGTACAAGAGGTATGGCAGCAAACAACTCTTACACAATTATTATTGAATTGCGTAAAGACAACTCTACTTACCAACGTGGTCAATTCAACGACCCAGGTGCATTCAACTACGGACAATATAGTATCAAACCATGAAACTAATTAAAGAAATCCACGAAACAGTCAACTATCTCGTAGAAGAANCTGACGGCAAAAAGACACTTCATATTGAAGGTCCATTTTTGGTTGCTGAAAAGAAAAACCGTAANGGTCGTTTGTATGANTATGCAACGATGAAAAATGANGTTGCTCGTTATACTAATGAGTACATCAACAAACATCGTGCTTTTGGTGAACTAGGACATCCTGAGACACCATCTATNAATTTGGATCGTGTATCACATTTGATTACNTCTTTGAAAGAAGACGGTACAACATGGATTGGTAAAGCAAANATACTTGATACTCCTATGGGTGCAATCGCCAGAAACCTTATTGAAGGTGGCGCACAACTAGGTGTATCATCAAGNGGCATGGGTTCACTNGTTAACAANAATGGTGTTAATGTAGTGCAATCAGATTTTTATCTAGCCACAGCGGCTGATATTGTAGCAGACCCTTCTGCGCCTGGAGCTTTTGTTCAAGGCATTATGGAAGGAAAAGAATGGATGTTAGTTGAAGGTGTATGGACTGAAGTTGACCAAGCGCAAGCTATTCAGCAGGTTCGTCAAGCTTCTCAAAGAGATATTGATATTCAGCAGGTTCGTCAAGCTTCTCAAAGAGATATTGAGAAAGTAAGCTTGAAAATCTTCGAGAACTTCATGAAAAAACTTTAAATATAAATATCCAATACCAAATCAAGGAGATTTTCAAAATGGGAAAATTTAATCTATCAGACGCCGCTAAAGCTCTTTTGAGTGAAGACTCAAGAGGCACTTTTGATGCTAATATCAAAGCTAAACAAGGTATGCGTGGTCAAGATGCACACAAACACGGAGAAGTAGGACAAAACAGAGTCAAGGCTTCTGTTGCCTACGGAGAGAAAGACGCCGGTGTAATCGGTCATTCTCCAGAAAAAGAAGATGATACGTTGCCAGATTACCTAAAAGGTACTCCATCTGCAACTCCTCCAGGTGCAACACCA